TATTGATGCTACAACGTGCAATCTATTTGCATCTGCAGCGGTTACTTTTAATATTTCACTTTCTTGTAAAATTAATGGTTCAGTTAATAATTGTTCTGTTGCGTGACCAGCTATAGATTTTACATCAAACAATACAAACACACCACCAGATGCATCCGTTAGTGTTAGTGTAATTGTACTTCCATTATTACTATCATCACAAACTAAAATAGATTTTACAATTGCTCTAGAATTAGAAGGTACAGTGTATAAAGTTGTAATATCTGTAGTTGTTAAATCTTGTTTTTGGTTCTTATATATATTTGCCACTAGCCTAATCCTAACCAAGTAAATCGTTCTTGATCTTCTTTTTGTTGTGTTAGATATGTAGAGTTTAACTGCTCTATGATTGTAGTTAATGCTCTGTTAATTTGTCTTTGATTATCCTCACTATATTCTTTTTTAGGTTCTGGTAATCTTACTACGACTTTTGTCATTATCCTCTCCTTCCATCTGGTTGTAGGTCTACTTGAAACGTACCAAATCTCCACGATTCTGAAGGACCTGTATTTTCTATTTTTATATTTGCATATCGTCCTCTAGCTCTAGTGTCAACTTTTAAAGTTGATGAAGTAATTGTAAAGGGACTCAATGCAGTTTCTATATCATCTTGTGCAGGAAAATCTTTTATAGATAGTGTGACTTGATTGTTACCTGTTAATACTTTAAAGTTAGGTAAAAATCTACGCATAGCTAAAAACACTTCACTTTGATCTTTTTGTAAAGAAAAACTAAATGATTGTATAAATGATGTAAGTGTAGTTACACTACCATCAGGATTAACCTGATCAGTTCCTATTTCGTGTTCAAAGAAAACTGTTTGACCTAAACCTGTTTCACCAATTACTTGTGGAAATGTACCAGTGTTAGAACTATTGTATGCTGTTGCATATGGTTTTGGATAAACCAAAGAGTCAATCCAAGTAGTTCTAATTGAATTTGTATTTGTACCTGTGTACCAATTACCCATAGGCAATTTTGCATTATTTTGACCGTAGTTATAAACTACATATCTATTATTAAAATCAGATCCAGATGTTGGATACCACCATACTACTTCTGTAAATAGGTTATTGATACCTGCATTTATTTGTTGACCTTTTGTAGTGTCTGCATCATCATAAACAAAGTCTTCAACAGAACAAGGTAAAGTATTTACTGTACCATCAAAAGAAAAGAATCCATTATTACCCATCCAATAAGCAACACCATCAATTTCAATTGCTGCATTCTTACCAATCAATCCACAGTTTGTACCAACCTGTTCAAATCCAAATGTAAACGGAGCTCCAACAAACTTCATTGTATACAAAGCATTGTCAGTCCAGATTAGAATATTTTCTTTTGCAACTAAACCACCCATGATTTTTGTACCATCTTGTAGTCTTTGTGTACCAGCTGTGTTAGTTGCTTGTGGTGTATATTTATTTATATTTTCGTCTTCAGAGAATCTTATAAACATATCATCTTGTGATGAGGGTGTACCAATAGTTACTTCTGTTCCAAGATGAATTAAGTGACGTGTTGTTGGTGATATTAGTGTTACTCTTGTTGCAGTGGGATTACCACTATCCGTTGCTGCATCTATTCTTGTTTCAAATCCAGATGTTAACATAGATGCTCTTGTTGTAAGTCTTGCTGTAATTCCTGCGTTCCAAGTAAAAGTTTTACCGTTAGCTACTGTTGCAACTAACACTTCACCAAAATTACTTAATGACCAAAGTCCTGGCTCTAGTGTCACTGATGATGCTTCCACTGCACTACCAAATCCAGAAAAATCTGTTGCGTTAGTAACAACAGCACCATCGTTGTGGGCTTGTCCATTGGATGTACCAAACGTTGCTGTTCCTAATGCACCTCTAGTTATACCTGTTAATTCAACACCAGCTACACCAGTATAAGTTACTAATTCATTGCCAACAGCTATTGTTCCTGCTGTTGGAAAACCTGTTGTAGATGTTAATCTAATTTGTGTCGCTGATCCATTATTACCATTTGTATCCGCGCTCAACGCTCCGTCTAAATCGTTTTGTAAAGCACCTGTAATTGTACCACCATAGTTTCCAACACCAAAACCATAACCATATGTTTGCGCTGCTGGGCCTACTGTTTCATAAACTTTAACCGTCATTGTACCACCTGTTGATACTACGGCACTTGCTTGATTTAAAGAATCTATTGTAAAAGTTGTAGGAGTTGGAACTGACAATACTTGAAATAATTTAAGTTCAAAATCACTTGCATTTAATCCCGTACCACTTGGTAAGGTTACAGATGATAATTCTATAATATCTCCTACAGATAAATCGTGATCCGTTGTTGTTGTAATAGTACAAGTTTTAGCTGATGTACTATTTGTAGCTAATGTTGAACTAGTTAAAGAATCTACAACTCCTGCATTACTACATCTAAAAGGTGTAATATCAAAAAGTTGTCCTTCAAAATATAAAAGTAAAAATTTATCTGTACCAAGGGCTACATATCTATTACCTTCAGTATCAACAAAAGCGTGTTGTTTTCTAGCTACACCTACAATAGAATCATTAAGTAATGATTGCCAACCACCGACTTTTTCTGGTAGGCCATATCTAAATCTAACATTAGCAGAGTCAACCCATCTACCTTCTGCACCAACACTTGTATCTTGTTTGTCAATTCCTGGAGCAAACTTAATTTGAGTAAGCATTTTTTACTCCTATGATGTACTATTGGTTTTTATTTGCCAGCCTTTTGTAGCAGTTGTAAAAATTAGTGTTACACATTGATTGTTAGCAGTTAAATCTAAATCAGATGCAGAACCTTGAATATTAGATCCACCTCTTCCAACAATACATTTGTTAGTTGCAAAACCATTAGATGCAGATACATCCATTATAGTTACTTCATCACCTTGCGCAGGTGATGCTGGTAGTGTTATTGTTACAATGTTTGCAACTGTGTCTACACCAATTTGATCACCAGCTACTGCTGTGTATGCAGTTTTGCTAGCTGCTGTTACTTCTGTAAAACCTTTTTCCATCATTGATAAAGTTGTAGCTGGAACGCTACCTCTAGAATAAACTAAAACTTTTGCACCTTCAGGAAGAGGCACTTGAGTTGCTGCACTTTGACCTGCAGTAAGTAAAGTTACTGTAAAACTTTGTGTTGCATTTCCTCTAACAGTTCCATCTTCTACAAAAAATACTCTGTTAGCATTACCACCTGTTGTAGATGCAGGCATTGTTAAACTAGCATTACCAGATAAAGTTCCTATAACTTTAATATAAAGATGTTTACCATCCGCGGTCGCCGATCCATCAGATAAATCTAATGTAGTGTTACCTGTACTTAAAGTTACTTCTACATAACCTGATGCTGCTGTTTGTAATAGTTGTAAATTTGTATTTGTAATAGATCCCCATAGACCAGCTTTTTAACCGGTTGCTACAAGTTCTAATGATAAATCTGTTGAAAATGTTGATGCCATATTAGTACGGTTTTATTGGTGTCCAAACCATTGTTGCTCCTGGTATTATATCGTTCCACGTAATAACTCCTGGTTCTACTGTATCTAGTGTTAGACCTGAACCTGTAGGACTTACATTTGCGTCAGCAGTTATTGTAACATTTCCAGTAGCCAAGGTCAACGAGTTTCCAGAAGGTGTTACGTTCGTATCTATATTAATTGTAAATGCACCTATACCTAAAGATACCGCACTTCCTGTAACTGTATGATTAGCATCAGCTGTAATAGTTAAAGTACCTGTGCCTAAAGATACTGCATTTGGTGTTAAATTTTCTGTAACTGCATCTGCAATAACACCCACACTACCAATTGTAATAGATAAACTATTACCTGTTAAGGCTACTGATACATCTGAATCGGGTCCTGATGTAGCAAATGGTAATGCTGATATTGCGTCAAATCCTAAACTCATAAATAATCCTTAAAAGGAGGCAGTAGGTATGTGGTGGTGTACTGCCCCCATCTAAAGATTATATACTATATTTTTATAGTATCAACTCCGTTAATCGAATATTTGATCCTATAGAACCTTTATAGAAAGTATTAAAAGCTAGACTTATTCTTGTATTATTACCTTGTTTAGTTTCTACTTGATGAGTAGTTGATGATGGAAACATAAATAAATTACCTGTTTCAACAGGAAAAAACCACGTATCGGAGTTCCATAAATTAAATTTTGTATCATCTATTTCTGGAAATATTTGTCGATAACCACCTTTACTAAAAAGTATTTTATCATTTTTTACATCTGAATCAAAATACAATACACCAGACGTTACTGAATTAGGGTGTTCGTGTCTATGATGATATTGATTGACTTCTGTGTAATTTAACCAAGATTGAGTTATGTAAAGTTCAATATTATTTTTTGGACCTATGATTCTATTTAAATAATCTTTACAACATTTATCTAAAAACTTTTTTATATTTTTAAATTCTTTTCTATTTAATATATAATTATCTTTTGAACTAATATTGCCGTCATTTTTACTACAATGTTTTTTTTGTTCTTTTACAAATTGTAATTCTTGTTTAGTAAATGGCCTATCTATTTTTGTAGTATAGATAGGTGTGGGAAAAACAGAATGTATTACAGGTTCTTTCATTAATATGCCCAACATACAAAGGAATATCTTATTCCTTTTTTAACTGGTTTAACTAAATGAGGGTATAAAAATGTAGATGGAAATATTATTATATCTCCAGGTTTAAATTTAATTTCATAATTATCAAACATAATAAATTCTCCACCTTCATAATCATCATTTAAAGCACCTACGATACTTAAAGTAGGAACACCTTTTTTTTCTCCTTCAAATAAAGTTGTAATAGCATCCCAGTGTTTAGACATTATTTGATTTTTTTTATATCTATTAAATCTTATTGAACTAAAACCATTCCAACCACCTAATTCTTCTCCACCTATTTTTTCTATAACAATATATTTTTCTAATGCTTTCCAAATTAATTTATTAAATTCTTCTAAATTAAGAAAATTATTTAAAAAACAAATATCAAGTTCTTTGTTTCCATTTTTAGAAACATTTTCTAAAGTAAGTGAATTGTTATATGTATGTCTTTTCCACGTTTTATTTTTAGATAATTCTTTTATATAATTATCTAAAATATTTTTAGGAATCCAATTGTCTAAATGAAGTATGTAATTTTTTAAATTAGTCATAATTTATAACTGAATAAGTAAATATTTTATTGTTTGTAGAAGTTACTATTTTGTATTCTGTATTGGAATCAAATAATACTAATTGATTTTCTGTGCTTTTAATAAAAGCATTATCAATCTCCATACCACCATCAGTAGTATTAGCAAATAAAATTGCTACTTTACTATTTTCTTTATAACGATTAATTAAATATTTTTGTGGTTTTAATGTTTTAGTAAATAAATTAAATCTAACAGAATGTAATTTTTTGTGTAATATTTTTTCTAATACTGGTTTTATCATATCTAAATAATTAATAAATATAGAGTTTGTTAAAGTAGAATTTTTTATAATTTCATTTGTAAATTTATATCCTTCGCAAGGTCTATAGTTTACAAAATCGTTATAAAACCAATAAAAAGTATCGCCTGTTAATGTATCTCTAATACTAGAAAATAATACAGGGTCTATAAAATTTTCTATTATACTATGTTTCATTTTTGTTTATCATTTAATCAAATAAAATACTGTTTAAATGTCCATATTTGTTAATAACATTTTTAGGTAAAATAATATCATTATTTAATTTTTTAATTTCATCTGTTCTTATTTTGTGCATATCCGCACCTAACACCGAATCATTATAAATCAGTTTATTTTTAAAATTTTTAAAGTTATGATTAAAGGTTGGTATTTCATAATAATCATAAATTTTATCTATAGTAGTTTTATAATTTTTTACTAAATCATTATAATCTATAATTAAAAAATCTTTAATCTGATTATTTTTTTTTAATTGATATATTGAAAATAACATTTTGTTTATATATAGATTTTTATCCATAATTAAATCACATTTTGTTTCAATTTCATCAGTAAAAAGAGTTGAATGATCTAAAAATTTATACCTTTCATTAATAAAAAAATTAGGATTATTTTTACATAGTTTAAGAAAAGATTTAATAATTTCTAAAATATCTCTTACTAAAATAACTATTTTTAATTTATTAGGTACATTTTCTTTTATAACATTAAAGTTATAAGGAGTTATCCAATCACCTCTTTCAATAATATATTTGTAATTATTATCTTTATAATAATTTGGAATTATATTTTTATAAATATTTTTAAGATTATTTTCACAAGGATAATTTTTAAAACGAACAGAATCTTGTTCTGCATTTTTTATATAAAAAAATAAGTCAGGTAAAAAAGAATGTCCTGTTGCGAATATATCAGGATTTTGATTTAATATTGCAGATAATAAAGTATTTCCACATCTAGGAAGTCCAGTAAAATAATAATACCTTTTCACACCACTCATTTATTTTTAAATAATATCAATAATTATTTATTATAGCAATACCCAATTTGTTGTTGTTTCATCCCATTTATACCTATTACCATCATCTGGATAAGCAACTGGTGCTTCCCATTGACAAGTTTCTTCATTTAAAGTCCAAGATGAAAAAGTTTGAGGCGGTATAAAAGCATCTTTAGCTTCGTCATATCTATAACCTAAACCAGCATAATTTTTTCTAAAAGGAGTACCTCCTAATTTATGTTCTCCTTTTTGAGTATTATAAGATGTTTGTTTCCAAATATCATTTGTTCCATAAAGATTGTTTATAAAATCTACACCAGCTTGTTCTGTTGTAGCAACATCATTAGATACTACAATTACTTGTTCAACTTTATTTCCTTTTCCTAATTTTGCAAAATGTGCCATTATCCTGTGTAACTCCCTGATCCATTAAATAGTAATACTTTATCTGAACCTTGTGTAGTAACTGTAGGTGAACCAGTTGTTGTGCCACTGTAACTTGCTGTTGGAACTCTTAAAACAACTACACCACTTCCTCCAGCACCGCCTTGATCGCTACTTGATCTACATCCACCACCACCTCCTCCAGTATTTGCAGTTCCAGCATCTCCATCTCCACTATCTTTACCAGCTCCACCACCACCAGAACCTCCTGCACCACTACTACTATATGCGTTTCCACCACCTCCACCAGCTCTTGTAACTGCTGAACCTGTTATTGAACTTGCAAGACCTGCTCCACCAGCTCCTCCACCACCACCAGTTCCATTTCCACCAACAGCACCAGCTCCTCCACCACCACCAGCAGAATAAGGATTTGAATTTCCAAGACCAACTCCACCATTATTACCTTGTCCAGATGTACCAGCACCAAAAGATGAAGTTTGAAAAGAACCTGATCCTCCTCCTGATCCTCCATCTCTACCAGCAGCGGACAAAGCACCGCCACCTCCACCACCTATAGCAGTAACTGTTGATATTCCAGCACCAGATAAAACACTATCATCGCCATCATTTCCACTAGTTTCAGTTGATGGTTGTGTACCTCCACCACCTACTGTTACTGTATAAACAGAGCCGACTTGTAATTGTATTTTAGTTCCTGTAAAATTAGTTGTGTGACCTCCTGCACCGCCACCTGCAGAATTTCTTGAACCACCTGATCCTCCGCCACCAACTAGTAAATATTCTGCACCATAAGTTGAAATACCTTCTAAAGCAACAGCACCATCACTATTAGGAATCCAACCTTTAGTCGTTCCTGAATAAACTATGTCTACTGACTCGCCATTAGTATCATAAACAGGATTTACACTTCCACCTTGAAATTTTTTACTATTTATATTTAATGTTACTGCATTGGTTCCCCAGTTTCTTGCATAGTCTGTTAAAATTATTTGATCTCCAACTGAAGGAGAAGCTGGTAATGTAACTGTAATAGCGTTAGAACTGGTGTCTAACCATAAACCTTGTCCAGCTGATGCTGTGTGAGTTGCAGCTGTTACAATTGAAGATTGCCAAGCAATACTAGCAAAACCTGTAGCTGTTCCATTGTTAGCTAAAGTTGCACCAGCAGGAATTGTTATTGTATCACCAGAAGCTCCGATAGTAATAGTATTAGCATTTTCGTTAATAATATTATTACCATCTGTATCCTGAACTGTATTTACTTTTATAATACTACTCATCTAATAAATCCCATTGTTGTGTTTCTTCATTCCATATTGTTGGCTGATCTAAAGGTTTTATCACCGGTGCTTCGTATTGACAAGTTTCTTCATTTAATGCCCAACTAACATATGGTGGTTTAGGCGGAATAAAAGCATCTCTTTCTTCATCGTATTTATAGTTTATTCCTGCATAATTTTTTCTTTGACTTCTGTCTTTAAATGTTTGTTTCCAAATTGGCCAATTTGTTGTTTCTGTTAAATAATCAATTCCAGCTTGCTCTGTAGGTGCAACAATATCTTCAAGTAAATTAACTGATAATACACTTCCATTTAATCCTAGTTTAGCAAAATATTTCATTAGGCTGTATAACTCCCATTTCCTGAAAAACTCATTACTGTTCTACCACTAACTCCTGTAGTAACTGTCGGACTTCCAGTTGTTGTTCCTGAATAATTTGCATCTGGAACACTTATAATTACTATTCCATTTCCACCATCAGTACCTGATGTTTGAAATTTTACACCACCGCCACCACCACCTAAACCATCGGTTCCTTGATCTCCTGGATTTCCTCCAGATCCTCCACCACCAGAACCACCTGCACTACTTGCGGGATTTCCACCGCCACCGCCACCACCAGCATAAGTAACTGATGAACCTGTTATTGAGCTTGCAGTTCCTGCTCCACCAGCTCCTCCATTAGCACCAGGAGAATTACTTCCTGTACCACCAGCACCGCCGCCACCACCTGCTCCTAAATTAGGAGAGCCAGAAGCCGAAGCACCACCATTATTTCCTTGTGATGGGCTAACAGAAGGTGTGTTTCCAGATCCACCTGGTTGAGAAGAATATCCTGGAGCATTTACAGCTCCGCCACCACCAGAACCACCAGCAACTCCTGGAGTTCCACTACTGCCTTGTCCACCACCGCCTCCACCACCACCGGCTGAAGTTATTGTAGTTAAACCTGTTCCTGAAACAGAGCTAGTGCCTCCTGCTTGACCATCACCGGATGCTGCTCCTGCAGCTCCACCATTACCAACTGTAACTGTATAAGTTGTACCAAGAGTCATATCTTGAGTACTAGTTCTAAATCCTCCTGCTCCACCACCGCCACCTCTGTCTCCACCAGAACCTGCTCCGCCTGCAACTACCAACATATTTACTGAATAATTTAAACCTGATAAAATACTTTGTACACCATCGTCAGTTACTAACCAACCTTTTGTTGAATCTATAAAAATTAATGTAGCTGCGATTCCTTCTGTCGTTAACTGTTTATCATCAGTTGAGCCACCAATTTTATCTGAACCATTTGCTGTAATTATTAAACTATTTGTGTCAAATGTATTTGCATAATCTTTAAATGCAACAACTGCTCCAGCAGAACCTGCAGGTAAAGTTACTGTTTTTTGCCCACTTGTTGTATCTACAAAATAACCCTCTCCAGCAACTGCTGTAAAATCAGCAGTCTTAACTGTTGTTGTCCAAGAAGCTGAACCTGTTGCACCAAAATTTGTTGCTGTTCCTTGGTTGTTAATCGTAGCACCAGAAGCAACAGTTAAAGTTGCGCCGCTAGGAACAGTAATAGTGTCTCCACTAGCTCCTATAGTTAAGGCTGTGCCTGATTGTGGTTCTACTGCATCTACTTCTATTTTACTCATTTATTAAATTCCATTGTTGTGTTTCTTCATTCCAATTATATCTATTTTCTGTATCAGGTAAAGCAACTGGTGCTTCCCATTTACAAGTTGTTTCATTTAATATCCAACTATTATAAGGTTTAGGTGAAATGAAAGCATCTCTATCTTCGTCATAAGTATAGCCTACACCAGCAAAGTTTTTTCTAAAATTATTATTGTAAGATGTTTGTTTCCAAATAGGCCAATGAGTTAATTCTGTTAATAACTTAATTCCTAAATTCTCTCGTTCTACATTTTGAGAGTCTTGTAAAGTTTCATTAGCTATAGAAACAACTTCCATAACTTTTCCATTTAATCCTATTTTAGCGAAACTAGCCATTATGCCGTATAACTCCCTGTTCCCGTAAATGTTAATATTGTTTTTCCACTAACACCAGTAGCAACTGTTGGACTACCTGTTGTTGTTCCTGAATAATTTGCGTCTGGCAAACTTAAAATAACTACACCTTTTCCACCTGCAGCGCCGCCACCAGCACCTTCACCACCTCCACCACCACCACCAGTGTTTGCAGTTCCTGGATTTCCAGCTCCACTATTTGGACCAGAAACACTATAGTTTCCATCACCACCTCCACCAGATCCACCTGCACCAGCAGGTGCAGCGTTAGCAGCTCCACCACCTCCTCCAGCTCTTGTAACTGAACTTCCTGTTATTGAAGAAGCTGTTCCAGCACCACCATCTCCACCTGTACTTCCAGTT